TCTTTTTATCTTCTTTATTACATGAATTCATTTCTTTGAGAATAGTTTCAAGATTTTTTTCGACATAACCAATAATATTATGGACAATTGCCCATTGGAAAAAATTTAATTGTCCTAATGTTGTATTCATTTTTAAATTAGCATCAATTGGATCATAATAATAATTAAACTTTTTTCTACGTCTGAAGGGATCAAAATATTTTTTTCTAAATGATTTTAATTGTGCTTTATAACTTATATGAACATCGAATATATCAATTAAATTATCAGTAGAACCCCCTAAATTTACATTTTTTTTAGAATATCTTGTAATAAACCAATCAAGAACCCTTAATGATATTGTAGATGAACCGTCAATAATATCTAACATTTTTTTTATTTTTTCCTTGTCACATTTTTTAAAAAATTTATCAATCATCTTATAATAATATAATTCCTTCCGTGTGAAAAAAGTAAGAAGATTAACTGGATCATCACTTGATTCGTCATCTTTATCAGATTCGGTTTCATATTCAGATTCAGATTCAGATTCATAATTATTCATAATTCATATTAAACGCACTTTCTTATGTGTATGTAATTAATAATAATAATATATATATATATAAATTAATAAATTAAATTATGGATAAGTTGAATAAAAAAGAAAAAGAATCAAAGAGAAATGAAACAAAGAATAAAAAATCTACAAGGGAATTAGTTTTAGATATAATAAGGACAATAGAAAGAACTACAAATGAAAAATATAAAAAGATAATAAAAAAATTAATGGAAGAAAATAATACATTGAAAGAGGAAAATAAAAAATTAAAGGATTTAAAAATTATGTAATATTATATCAAGATTTTCTTCAATATCATCAAATATATTATTTTCAATAATCCATTTAAAAAAGTTTAATTGCCCAATAGTTGTATTTATTGTCAATGAATTATCATTTTCATCATAATGATAATCAAAAGTATTTCCACGTCTAAATGGATCAAATTTAGTTGTTGTTAATATTTTTAAATGATCTTTGTAACTATTATAAATACCCAAATAATGAGAACGGATATTATAATTATTCTTTAAATAATTAGTTATAAACCAATGGATCATTCTTTTAGATATATGTGATGATTCATTAATTATATCGATCATTTTTTTTTGGAATGTCTATTGCAGATATTAAAAAATCATCGAGATTTTTGTTCATAGTATAATTTAAGTTATATATATGTATATATGTATATTTTAAATAAAAAATAAAATAACAAGACAAATAATAAAAATTAGTTATCTTTAATTTCTTTTTCATGGATAACAATATCTTTTTTATATTTGCTATCTTCAAGTTTATTTTTCTTATAAATTTCTTCTTCAATAGTATCTTTAATAATAAATCGGACAATGGATACTTTATTTTTTTGCCCCATACGATAAGCTCTACCAATTGCCTGCCATTCCATATTTCTTCTAAATTCATAAGTTCCAATAATAGGATCAAGAATAATAACCTGACTTGCTTTAGTAAGATTTGTACCGGATGCAGCACTTTCAGAAGATAACATAATAACTTTTACATCTTCATTTTCAGTATCATTAAAAGTTCTAATAGCCTTATCTCTTGTCCAAACATTTCCACGACAGAATACATTTTTGATATTATAATTATTAAGAACATCTCCTACTTTATGTAATAAATCATCCCATTGAGAGAAAATAATCGTATGTTTATTATTTTTTTTGAGGTAGAAAATAAGATTGGCAAGTTTGGTACCGACTTCATTAATAAGTTGCATTTTATCAGCTATTTCAGCATTTGAATTTTTCTTTTCTTCTTTTGGTAAAGAAATCATAAAAAGACTTTTATCATCAATTTTCTTTCGGCAATATGGACAAGTATTTTTAACAGCAAGATGTTCTTTAATACATTGATAACAAAATCGATGTCCGCACATAGTAACCCCAATATTTTCACTAGTAATTTCCCCGAGACAAATACAACATGTTTCTTCATCATCCCCGACAGCATCATTATTGCAAATTTTACGGATTTGATTAACAGCATTTTTATAATATTCGAAAGTTGTTTTTTTTCCATCATATTCTTTTTTCAATTTAACAACATTATCTTCTGCATTTTTAACAGAATTTATTTTATTATCGAAAGTAATTCGTTGTTCATCCCATCTTTTGCCAATAATATCCATAATTCTTTTATCATTATCTTTATTAATAATAATTTTACCATTAGAATAAATCCTATTATTTTCTTTATCATCATCATCATCATCAGATAAATCTTCTATTTTATTTTCAAATACGCCTTCATAATCTTTTAGAGCGAGTAATTTTTTTTTTCTTAATAATATATAAGTATTTAATTTTTTTGTTAATTTTACTACTTTTAGTTGTCCTTCTTTAAGATTTTCTTCCGCATCATTCATATCTTTTTCATGATGTTTTATCATTACATCATTAATTTCTTCCAAAGTCTTACAATTCGAAATAAGATCTTTAATTTCATCGGCTAATTTAGGATGACAACAAATTTTACGGAGATAAACACTTTGGGGATCATTTAATTTGTTAGCCAAAAAGGCATTATACATAGTCCTTTCAGTATGTGAGAAAGTGAGAAGCTCATTTATTTCTTCATAAGGAGGTAATTTATATTCGTCTTCCGTGCTTTTTTTAGTATTACGCCTAAAGAAATTTTTAGTCATAAAATTTTTGATTGAATGATCTTTAAAAATGGAATCTTTAAAAGGATTTTCATAATTGGTGGAAAAATCTAACATGGCTTGTAAACAATTAGATTTTTTATTGAAAGGTGTTCCTGTTAAAGTCCATTTATAAGTACTTTGAAATACGGATAATAAATTAGTAATATAATTATAAGATGGAACAGTGCAAAGTTCATGAAATTCATCAATAACAATCCTATGCCAAAAAATAGCAGGAATAATAGCTTCTTTATCAACTAATTTGATCGGATTATTAATAATATCAAGAGATATTTTATCTAATTCGGATGAAATTTTATCTTTATCAAATAAATCGGGAATTCTTTTATGATAATTTTTAATAGTCATTATTTTATCAAGCCAACTTTCTAAGAAAGCTTTATTTTCAAAAAAATTAAAAGATACAATAACAAAATCAGCATCCAATAAATCTTGATACGTATATTTTTTAAAATGTGTTTTAGTTAGTATCATAATAACATTTATATTTAAATCTTTTTTTACTTTATCAATTATTTCACGACTCCATTGTGGACAAATGTGATTAGGCGCAATTACTAAAGTGGCTCTTGAATATAATTTATTACTATTTTCACGAGTATATGAAATATTATTCGATTCATTTAATAATGACAATGCCATCATTTGAATAGTTTTTCCAAGTCCAACTTCATCAATTAATGATCCTCCTGTAAAAATTAATTTATTCTTATTTTTATTTGGAATAAGAATTTGCTGAATAGAATCATAATAAAAATCGCCAAGAATGATTTCATCATTTAGGTTATAATAATGTTTTTTTATATTTTTTTCAAAGTCAACCATCCATTTTACTGAACGATTTTGATATTCATATAATTTATAATTAAGGCATGAAGGATTTGCCATAATAGGATCAGTCACATCTCCTGTTTTACTAATAACTGATTCAATAATATTTGTTATATTATTTGATATAATATCTTTGTCCAATATATTCAAAGAACCTCTTTCTATTTTTGTATAACAGATATGATATCTACATGCGATTTTTAAAAAATCATTATGAGGTATTTTATCATATTTATAAATATCAGAGTTAACACTTAATACAGTATAAACACTTTCATTTGGCGATACAAATTGAATAATTGTATATAATTTTTTATTAAGATTTTTTGGAATATCATCATTAGGATGATAATATTTTTCATCATCATCATCATTATTATTATCATTGTTATAATAATATTGTTTATAATCATAAGATTTATCAGAAAATAAAAATTCTAATGTTATTTTCATTGTATTAACATTATTATAATAATTATTTTGTGATACAGAGTCATATTTATCAAAAATAAGATGAGTGCATCCATCAATTTCCATTTTGTTAAATGTATAATATAAATATGATATACTAAGTTAATAAATAATTAATTTTTCAATTTTTATTATCAATTTAATTACCCGTTATTGTATAAAGTATAAAATAAGTTTTTTTAATATAAATATTTACAAATAATAATAATATGGGTTGTTATTTAGGAAAAATTTATATTGAAGATGGAGAAAAATATAAATACGAACTTGATAGAATTGCACAAAAATATGGTTTGGAAAAATCATATGAGGATGCAGAAGATTATTCAACAACAAAAGTAAATAAAAATATATATATGAATGATAAAAGTTTATTTTTTTATAGAGTGGAATCATCAGGTATATTTGGAAGTGAAAAAAAGGTGGAGAATTTTATTGAAGAAGTAAGTTTAATTTTAAGAGAAAATAATGAAAATTTTAAAACGTTTACTGGTTTTGCTCCACCATAAAATATATACACTTAAAGAAATATTATTAAATAAAATTATATTATAATGATGAAAAAAAAAAGAGTATATCAACCAGAAGATTTTTCAAAAGATTTAAAATTTCAAAAAGAATTTATATTATTACAGGATCA